TTTTAAAACTAGTTCTTTAATTTCTTCTCTACGTTTCTTTGCTTTTTCTGCGGCTTCTTTTCTAGCTTTTCGAGCCTCAGCGCAATATGCTTGATAGTCAGTCCACAATCCTGCTCTACCATATAGTTGCATATATTCTCGTAGCTTATCATGTTTCACTCGTATTTGCTCCAGTGCCATAAACTCTTCAAGATCATTGTCAGTCTTGCCTAATAAATTAGTCCAAATACTATTACGTTTTCTATGGAGATCTTTCTGTAGCTGATCTTCAGCACTCACAAAACGACTTATTGCATTACCTGCTGAGGCTATATCTTTTCCATTTTCTAGTGTTTGTTTAATAACAGCGAAGGCACTATTTGCAATCATTAGCATTTCAAGCACAGTATCACCTCACTTACTTAGCACCTTATCTAGTTTATCTTCTAGTCTATTAAGTGTTTCTACAATACGATTAGATGTATGACGTAGATCTTCTTTTGAAGCATATTCTTCTCTAGTCTTATTAAGTAATATTTGCAATCGTTTTACTTCAGCAAACATTTTATTAAATGCCCAAGCAAATGGCATAATAATGAGTGTAATAATTATATTCCATATTAATGTTGCATCTAATGACATATCATCTCCATGATGGTCCTTCAAACCATGATACTAAAGACCTTCGCACACCTTTTGTAACTGGTTCAACTCTATGTCTAAGATAACTAGGAAAAACTAAAACAGTTCCTTTTTGTTTTAATATATTAGTGTCTGGTGAGTCTACTTCATCAAAAACAAAATTGCCACCTTCATATTCACTAGGTTCAGATAATTGAACTGTTACGGATAATTTTCTATCGTAACCGTTATTATTTTGCCAATCAATATCATGATGCAAACCATAATGACCTTGTTCAGATGATAAGTATTCAGTATATTGTATGTCTGCTTTTTTATAAATATGAACATGAAAAGCATGAGTATTGGCAATATCAACAAACTCATATAACATATTACGAACTGATTGATTATCTACCCAGGCAACACGACTTTTACGAATATCAGAACCACTATTATTAAAAGTTGATGCCTCATCTGTTTTACCTGTTATTTTTATAATCTCATCTACCATATTATCTGATATGCCTTTATGAAACATTTGCCAGTTTTGTCTTATCATGTTGGTTTTGTTGGAAAGGTATGTGTCCACGGAAATCCACTTTGTTGTGGAACATTTAATAAATCTGTTCTGTATGTTGCCCAAGCAGTTTGCTGATCGCTTGTTAATTCTGCCCAACGTAAAGGATTAGTAACAATAGGATCAACTTCTTCTATCAGACGTTCATTTCTAATTGTTCTTTGCCACAAACTTTCTCTTGTATCTTTTTCTGATTGAGTAATTTTTGTAAAGTTTGAACCTATAAGTGTAATTAATGCACTATTACTAATAGTAGTATCAGTATCAATTGAATTGAGTAAATATGGAATCCAACCATGTTCAGGATGATTTATTTCTAATTCAAATTCAGTATCATCATCATTGATTGATACTGCATTTCTAACTTCAGTAATTGTAATTGACATTCTAATAACCCCTTTATTTATGCGTATCTGACTGCGATAGATACTGAACTAGCAGTACCTCCACCTGATGTTCTACCCATTAATCTCCAAGAACCACTCAATCCACCACTTCGGGAACTTGCACTAGCATTGGATTGATATAGATAACTTGTGTTTAAACCAGCACCACCTGAATAAGTTGATGCAAAAAGATTTGAAATCATTGCATAACTACCTACACTGTTCCAACCAGTTGACGCATTACCAGTAGGTCCTGTCGGTCCAGTCGGTCCAGTAGGACCAGTAGGTCCAGTACCACCATTATTGCCACTTGGTCCAGTTGGTCCAGTTGGACCCGTAGAACCTGCAGGACCAGCAGGACCAGCAGACCCTGCAGGACCAGTAGGTCCAGTTGGTCCTGTCGGACCTGTAGGTCCTGCTAAAGCTGTATTAGTAATTGTACCTTTTACCCATGCAGATGCAGAAGTGTCATAAACAGCTAATAAATCTGCACCTTGAAAAGATGTTTCAGTAGACAAAGCAGTTAAAGCTGATCCTACATTGGCACTATCAGTAACATCAGCACTAGCTTCGATACCATCTAACTTTGTGCCATCAGTAGATAAATCACGACCATCTACAGTTCCAGTAGCAGTAACATTAGCATTTAAATTTATTTCACCACTACCATTAGGTGCTATAGTTATGTCACCGTTACTAGCAGATACAATAGAGTTACCATTTACATCAAGATTTCCACCTAATTGTGGTGTACTATCAACAGATAATGATGTCATTGCACCTGCTACAATAGCTTGGAAAGAACTGCCATTATAATAGTTTAATGAATTACTTGTAGTATTATAATAAAGATCACCTGCATCAAGACTATCTGTAGGAGCAGAGCTTGAAACTCTATATCTAGCCGCAAACCCATTTACTGCATCAAGATTAGCTACTACAGTTGCAATATCATTTGTGACTGTAGTTATTGTATTACCCATAGCATTTCCATGTGTAGTACAATAATATCTAAGTCCTGTAGCAGGAGCATCATCAGGAACAACAAATGTTACTTTTGCACCTGCTTGACCTGCTGTTCCTGTAACTGTAACACCAGTTGTATATGCTGAAGATCCATTTTTAAATGCTAAAGGGTGTGTAGCATTTGATGAATCACTTTGATCGAATATATAAGTAAAACCTCTAGTTAGTGTTATTGCAGGATTATTAGCTCCATCTAAAAGAAATATATTAGAGCCACCAACATTTGCTACAGTTACTGTATATGTTTTTGAACCACCTACAGTAGCCGCCACAGAATTAATTGTAGATATATTTGTTGCAACAGTACCAATATTAGTTGAATCACCAGCTACAGTATTTATTGCAGATGTATCACCTGCAACAGTAGTGACATTACTTGCCACACCTGCCACTGTTGTAACATTAGAGGATATTCCTGCTACAGTTGTTACATTCGAACTAACACCTGCAACTGTATTTACATTCGAAATATTAGTTGCAACTGTACCTATATCAGAAGCATCTCCTGCAACTGCTGTAACATTACTAGCGATACCTGCAACAGTACTCACGTTACTTGCAACCCCTGCTACAGTAGTTACATTTGCTTTTATGCCTTCTACTTGATTTAGATCACTTATAAAATCTGATGTAGCCAATAAATCTAGATCTTGAATTATAGCTGTAGTAGCCAAATCATTTAAATCACTAATAAAATCTGATGTAACTGCCGCCATATCTGTTACAAAATCACTAGTAACTAAGTTCATTTTTGAAACAAATGTGCTATCTATAAGTGCCATATCAGAGCAAAATCAGATGTAATTAATGATGCCTTACCTGCTACAGTAGTAACATTACTTGATATACCTGCTACAGTACTAACATTACTAGATATTCCTGCAACTGTAGTAACATCACTTGCAATCCCTGCTACCGTTGTAACATTAGCACTTATACCTCCTACTGTATTAATATTAGAAGTTATATCAGCTAAAGAATTTACATTCGCAATAGTTGGACCTGCTTCAGCCGCACCAGTAGTAGCATTAAATCCTAATACTGTACCTTTTCTTGATGCAAGTAATGGTAACTCCATAGACACAGCACTATCAGAATCTTGTAATCTTATTGCTCGTGAGGCTGAGTCGTTAAAGTCAGACTGTATTGCAGTCACAGTATCCAGTTCAGTATTTAGTTTTGATATTTCAAAAGCACCTGAACTTGGAAAGTCTGTAGTCCGTGACAAAGGTATTGCTCTAGTGATGACAACAGTACTGCCACCAGTAGCACCAGTGACAGAAGTAGTTACAGTTCCAGTAGAACCACTGCCACCACTTACAGTATATAATGTTGTATTACTTGTACTTGCATCAAAAGTACGTTCAGTATTATCAACAAAAACATTTAAGTCTGTTGATGCAGTAAAAAACACAAATGGTACAGCAAATGAGGTTTGAGTTGCTCCCTGACTTACTGTGTAACTCACTCGTGGTGTATTTGCACTCAAAGCTATAGTCATATCTTACCTTTACTAGTTTTTGTTACAAATGTCTATTAATATCTAAATTTTTCCTTTTCACCCAAAGCTCTAAGATCATCATCTAAACCTAATAAACTGAGTGCAGGAAAATTATAACTTATTTTTTTTAATCCTTCTTCTGTCCTATCATTTAGTAAATCATTAGTTCCTTCTACCCATTCTCTTAACATATTAGGTGAAGCACCTACAAAACCAAAGGCAGTATCCCAACCATCAGCTTTATATCTACCCTTTAACCAACTAGTATCAGGATCATGTAAACCAGAAGCTACTGCCACATTTAAACCATGATAAAATAAATCTGCATACAATCCAGTAACACCACTATGATCTACTATTCTCATTAACAACTCAGGATAATCTTTATTTTCAAACCACCAATCAGGCTTCTTGAGTGATAAGGTAATGTAACTCATACCAAGTAAAGCAACCATACCTGATAATCTATGTTGTTTAGCTGGGTCCATCATTGCACCTAGTATTCTTCTATGAGCAGCAAATGCAAAATTATAAAACTGAAATGGAAAAGCCATTGTTCCAGACTCTAATCGTGCCACTGGAAAAGCATATGTACCATTAGCTCTTTTACCTACTGATGCTCTTGGATCAGGTTCAATACCCATTCTACTCATATAAGGTT